ATCTAAAGCTGTTGATGTTTCTGTATCTAATACAGTATTATCATAAGTCATTGTAAGTTTAGCACCTAATAGATTGGGTCCACCTCTACTTGCTGTACCTGTATTATTGTCAGTACCACTCCAAGACCAGTCTACTTTATTAGAATTTGGGTTGTTATATACAACTGTATCGTTGTATTGACCGCATGCTGCGGATACTCCTGCTGAAGAAGATGTTGGATACCCATTACAGTTTCCTTTAAAACCATCTATATCTGTTCTTGTTTGAGTAGTAGTAGATAATACAGTACCACTTGAATCTTTTATTTTAATTGTGATTGTGTGAGAATCAGTAGCCCCAGTGTCGCCTTCACAGTTTCCTGCTTCATGATCACAGTTTGCAACGTCTATATAATTATTAAGAGTTATGCCATTGTCTAACATCTCCTGAGTACGAGTATTGTTAGTTAAAGCAATGTCGTTTTTAGATAATGTTGTAGTACCAGTGACTTCAAAATCACCACCCACACTCCATTTATATCCACAATTTGATTGAGAAGTTGGACACGTAACTGTGAATCCATTCATTGTAGCATTGTTAGATACATAACCAGAACCACCAGGATTAATTTGATCCGTAGAACTAGAGTTCCAATCTACTCCATCTCCTGCATTGGGTAGTAGATTACCTGTTGTTATTTCTTCTGCTGAAGTTGTAAGGGTTAATATCGTCAGCAAAACGGTCAATAGCAAAATACGCATATGTAATAACTCCTAACATTATTATTAATTCCATTATTTAGGTGACTCCCATTCTACTTTCTTTTTAATTTTTTCTTCTACTTTTTTGTCAAAAGTAGTGTCTAATTCTATTGTTTCAAATTCTTTTGTCATCTTTGCTTGTTCTTTAGCTAATTTTTTTGCTTCTAAAGCTTCTTTTTTAGCTAACGCTTTTTCTTTTTTTTCTCTAGCTTTCATACGTTTTACATAAATATCGTAATCTGGTCTTTCGTGATCATATTTAGACCACAATGCTTTTGCCTCTTTACCTATTTTACCATCAATTGGACAAGGAGTCCCAGCTTGTATCATTGATTCAAACACACGTTCATCCTGACAGAGAATAGCAACTGCTGCTACTTTCATACCAAAGTCATTTAATATTCTTGCTAGTTTTAATCTTTCACAATTTTTATCAATTACATGTTTTCCACCACTGACACCAAAACCAAATGTTTGTACTCCTGCAGAAACTCCAACAGCACACACGTCTTGTGTCATAGAATTATATGATGGTGCAGATGCTGATGGTGGTGCAGATCGTATATCTGAATTTGTAGTATTATTAGTTGTTGATGAAGATTCAGAACCTGATTGATAGGTTGTAGTTGCAGTTGATGTATACCCACCTTCAATTGCGGTGTTACTTCCCGAGGTGTTTGTTTGTGTAGATCCTGCACGTGCTGGTCCACCACAGAATGCTAAAAGGCATAATAAAATAATTAATGTTCCTGTCACGTAATAATTCATAAATTTATCCACCATATTTTACTTCATTTTCATAAGACATATCGGTCCCATGATCCTTTTTTTTCGTATAAGTTCTTTTACAGTTACAATTTTCACATGTGCAAATACCATACTCATCTGCGTGTAATTCTTCGTTGCAGTGACAATTGTGATGGCATTTACTGCATTTAGACATTATTCTATTCCTGCAGTACGACAAACTGTGCAAGATTTTTTATATCTTGGATAGTGTGTAACACATTTAATTTTTTCTACTTTAATATCTGGTTCTGGAACATCTTCATACAATTGTAAATGTTCGTCTTTTTCTTCACATTTACAAAATTTACCAAAAACCTTTTCTATTAAAGATTTTATCCATTTTTTAATCATTTTTTTTCTCCTCAATCTCATAAAAAAATTTATCGGTATCTTCCGTTTTCCATTTACGAGTATCTTCAACATTCCATTCACTTGTTTGTACTTTCCAGTCAGGAATTTCGTCCTTAACTGTAAATGAAGGTATGTCCCAAATTAATCTATTGTTTGGCTGTGCCGCATAATTGCCGTCATCTAACGCAAGTATGTGTGCGCACTTATGTTCGTGCGGTATTTCTGAATGATCAGTATCTACTATATTACTCTCTGGGTGCGCCCAGTCAACTGTAAAAAGATACGCACCTGCGTGCGTTTTTTTATCTTTACCAAAGTATTTTCCAGATTGACCGTCTAAGATATCCCAAGAAGTAACAGCAGGATAATAACTAAAACAATTCCATAGCTCCAGCTCATCAAGTCGACGCCCAGGTACTTCTTTCGGGTCAAAACCTCTTTGTATAAAAGCTGAAATTGGTAGCCTATAAAAGACAGCACCGTTTTCCATGATTGCATGAAAGAGTATAGGACGTCCTGTAATCGATGATAGGCCAAATATAATGCAGTCTTCCACTTCTCCATGATGAGATTTAAGATCGTAGAGATATTCTCTCCTGATCTGTGCATAAGTCACAGGAATGTTTGCATTCAAATAGGCCATATATCATAAATTAATTAATTAACTAAAGCTATTATGATAATGATAGCAATGGCTACACCGATCTGTACTTTTCTGTCGGATTTAACCTTTGCAATTATTTTGTTTACTATTTCCATAGTTCCCTCCATTTTTATTTTATTATACCCCAATTTGGTCCAGATTCATAGTCTACTTTATTAGGAACTTCAAGAGAAACTGCATGTTCCATTATCTCTTTTATATGTGCTGCATGAGTATGGTCTATAACAGATATATCTAGTTCGTCATGTACCTGAATGTGTGGAATGATACCTTCCTTGTGTAAATCTATCATTGCTTTTTTTGTCATGTCAGCAGCTGATCCTTGTATTAATCTATTTAAAGCTTTGTATGTGTAAGCACGTTTAATTCCTGGTCCGTGTTCCAAGAGCGCTGCATCGTGGGGCAGAGCTTTATGAATTCCGAATTGATTAGGCTCCCACAAATGAAATCTACATAGTCTTCCAAGTAACGTTCTAACTTTACCCGATCCTTGAGCACGTTGCATAACATTGTCCATCAATTGTTTTACAAATGGAACTTTGTTGTGATATTGTTTAAATAAATCATCTGACTTTTCTTTAGATACACCTAACTCTGCTTGTAATTTATTTTTTCCCATACCATAGAACAGACCAAGATTTATGGTCTTAGCCTGTGATCTAGGTATCTCTGCCATCTCTGCTACAATACTGTGAAAATCTGCATCATCATCGTGATACGCATCCAATACTTCGCCTGCTCCGTAAAGATTCTGTAAAGCTGCATAATGCACTACCAACCTAGGCTCTTGCTGAGAATAGTCAAATACACCCCATCTATGGCCCTCCTCGGGTATAAATAATGACCTAATCCGTGGTCCAAGTTCCTTGTTTCGCGCTGGTATTTGCTGTAAATTTGGATTTGAGTAACTAAATCTTCCAGTTACTGTTCCTCCATTGTCTCCTCTTAATTGATTAATTTCTGCATGTATTCTACCCTTGTAAGAATGTTTCAATATGGTATCAATAAATGTGGTATGGGCCTTGTTAATTTCTCTGGCTCGGGCTATTCGTTTCACCAGTGGGTGGGGGTGATTCTGTAAAAAGTTTTTAGTAAATGATGGAGAATTTGTTTTTTCGGTTGAGTCATATGGTAGGTTTAGTTTTTGAAAAACTTGAGCGATACTGCGTGCTGCCCATATTTGGGTATCTACTCCAGTTTCTTTTTTTACTATTTGTAAGCATTCTTTTTCTTCTTCAAGTAGTTCTCCTTTTAATTTGTGAGCTGATTCTATATCTACACGCACTCCTAAAAAACGCATATCGACTAAGCAAGGAAAGAGTTCTGTCTCTAACTGAAAAATAGATTTTATATCTTGGTGTATAATTTCTTTCTTTAACTCTTGCCAAAGCTCTAAAGTTATCTCAGCATCTTTTTCTGCATATTCGCCAACATAAATGGCAGGTAGTTTATACATTTCTGCCTTGGGGTCAACCCCCCAACTCTTTGCTGCTTCATATAAATTTGTTTCACTTTTTGTCTTTCCAGTGTATCTTTTACCACAGCTATTTAAGTCATAACGCATTTGATTTTCATCAACTAGGGCCGATGCAATCATCGTGTCAACAATTTTACCGTTAATACTTAAACCTAGCGATCTGATCCAACAAACGTCGTACATGGCGTTGTGAAATATTTTTGTGGCTGGTGTAGATAATACACCTTGAAACCATTTTAAAACTTTCTTACGATCCATATTACCGCCACCTTCGTGAGCAATTGGATAATAACCAGACCAACCTGGTACAGCCAATGATATTCCTACTACGTCGCCATTCTTAACTACAGAACCAGAACCCATTCGAGTATTTAGATTAGGGTCTTTAGTTTCTAAATCAATTGCGATTTCATCATATTTAGTAAGATCTGGAAAGTTTTCTGGTGGCAACCACTCTGTTTGTGGTGAAAATAAAGGTTTTTGTATCATTTAGTTATTCCCCATGAGTTTGATTTTTGTTTTGTTTCTTCTTTTGGTTTATCGGGATAGTCACGATCGATTGCCATTTGACAATAATGAATTGCTTTCTCCAAATCTTGTTTTTGTCCTTTCTGCTTGTGTCGGCATAAATATTTTATAGCGTTTCCTTCAGCAAAGGGCAAGTTATTTTTATTTATAAATTCTGATGGCTGAATAACCATAGACTGATAGTGAGATCCTCCGATTTGTTTTTTATAAACATCACTCATAGTATGAATCCTTTGTTATATTGTTTTGGTTCTATAATATGTAAATTTTCTTTTGTTCTAGTTGCACCCACATAAAATAATCTGTTTTCATCATCTGCATTTTTTTCATAAGTTTCCATAGTTGTTTTAGTAAGATCAGTTAAAAGAACTACGTTTTGTGATTCACCACCTTTAGCTGCATGTATAGTTGATAATTCTATTCTTGGTTTTTTATTTAATTGTTCACCATTAGCTCTCATCTTTCTTAAATATTCTACTCTTCTTGTTCCTGCATCATTTAATGATTCATACCAAACTTTTTTAGTTTTCAATCCATAATCTTTTGTAAGTTGATCTATTCCAAAAAAAGAACCTTTAGTCATACCCTTTATTTTTTCTTTTTGCCAATGATCTGGTCCCATGTATTTAGAAATTTTTTCAATTTGTTTAAAAGATAATAGTTGTCCTTGTCTTAAATGCTCCCAATCTGTAGCTGCCTCTTGTAAATCTTTCTCATAATTTCTTTTATTTTTAGTCTCGTAGTATAAACCTTTACGATATAAAGTATCTTCTACTTCTTTTAACATATGTTTAGTTCTAGCTAAAACTAACCATTCGCCTTTTGACATATCAACT